CTTCCAAGGAGTCGACACGGGTTCGATTCCCGTTAAACGCATTTTTTAATAAACAAGTCATACTTGTTTATTAAAAAACCTTTGACTCGGCTGTGCCGAGTGGAACGCATTTTTTAATAAACAAGTATGACTTGTTTATTAAAAAACCTTTGACTCGGCTGTGCCGAGTGGAACGCATTTAAAAATCAGCATGAAAACCATACTGATTTTTAGACATTTTGATATGCATTCTTGTTATCACTTTTAAAACATATGGTATGATTAAAAAGTACATGTGGACTAAAAAAGATAAACTTTTCTTCTCTATCGTGAATCATTATGGAAACGACTATCTTAAAAAAAATGGTGAACAAATCATGAAAACCTTTCAAATGAAACAAGCTATTGCAGATCAATTCGGATATTACGATAAGACAAGTAGCACATTTCATTGGCTACAAGGTATCAATCACATGATTTACAAACTATGTATGACACATTATTTCAACGTTTTCCGATCCAAAGAAACCATTCGAAAACTGTGTCAACCAACCGTTCGAATTGAACCACCTAATCAATATGTTATACCCTATCTGGTCCAGTTTTTGAACGCCGCCTTTTCTGTTATTCCCTTTCATGAGGGTAATCGAACCGTATATGGGTTCACACGACTTGGAATCAAAGACTCTTTCGATTTTGGTGCATTTAACGCGTCTATGGGTGCCTATCGCCTATATGGTCTAGAACAAACGAAACATAAAAAGCATACGAATGTAAAGAGACGCCGATCATCTAGAAGATAGAATGGTACGCTCTAGCTTACCTCAGGAAGAAACAGCATGTCTTCATCCCGATATTGAAGAAGCTATGCTGAAATGGCTAAAAACACGATCTCATCCCGCCTTTTTACTCATCGGCCCTCCTGGCGTCGGAAAAACTACCATGGTCTACCGTGTTTGTAAACAAGGTCATTTCTGGGTACAAGAATTCAATGCCAGTCATACCCGAACAGGGTCCTCCTTTCGCCAAACCATTCTTCCTCTTCTTATTGAAACTGGTGTTAGCAAATGGATTCATCCTTCTACGCCCAACGGGCGTGTGGTTCTTCTCGACGAAATGGACGGATTGTCGCAAGGAGAAAAGGGAGGTCTTCAAGAACTTCTCGATTATCTAAAATCGAAACGCACCTTTTCCGACGATTGTCCCCTGGTTCTTATATGTAATGTATTGGAAGGAAGAATCATGCAACAACTTTTAAAATATTGCTGTGTTCATTATGTGAATATGCCCAATAAGGATAAATTAGTAGAATTTTTTAAAAAAGATATACCAGACTCATTATATCAACTCGGAGACATTAGAAAGGTGTCCCAGAGTCTAACCTATCATGATCAGACAGCGGGTCATATCCAAGGAAAAGAAGAATCGCTAGATCGAAATATTCATATTGCCATTCGAGCGGCATGGTTTACCTTGTTTGAAAATTGGGGAGAAAACGATGAATTGGATCTTGAAACGAAGGATGCAAATCTGGCAGGTCTCCTCTTTCATCAAAATCTTCCCTTATTTCTAGAAAAACCTTCCAAGAAGGATAAACCCTCTGCACCGTTTGAAGCATATGAGAGAATTCTCGATTATCTACGATGGAGCGATCGTGCTGATTTTTGGGCTTTCTTTCACCAATGTTGGAATCTTCTACCTCTTTCCTATCGCCTGAAATTGAAATATCCCAATCTTTATCTCCAACAATATCAAAAACCAAACAAAATTCCCGAACCCTCAGAATTACAATATACGATGGTACTTACCAAACAATCCGCACTTTTTAATGCCTGGAAGGAAATGAATCGTGTTGCCTATGAATACGATATTCCGTTTCGATGCGTCACTCAATGGGCCACTCATCAAACCGGTAAAATTTATGATACTCTCGGTGTTAAACTTGAATTTCCGAATGCAAATACAGGATCTTCAACGGCGTCGTTCTTCCCAGCCGCTGCATCGAGTGAATCAGCACCTCCTTCCACTCGGAAACGGGTAGTTCGTGGAAAAAAATCAAATGTGAAGTCTTAGGGAATGACATTCCTCGAATGGATTCAATTTGCGATACAAATAATATTTTTGTCTTTCCTTCCTGAAAATTACGAATGGTTTTTCGTTCCATACACACATTATTTTCAAGGCGTTCTGCCTTAATTCCTAATTTGTCCATCTCTTCAAACATTTGGTAATAAATATTGTCAAATGATGAATATACGATAAAGGAATCCATTCTATTATTCTTAAAAAGATCCATACATATTTCCGTTTTATTCTTACGAATAATAATGTCCTCTGGTTCAATGGATCCCAAACAACATAGATTAGAAGGAGTGATCCCTTCTCGGCATGTCGGACAACGTGGATGAACCAGCATATTTCTCAAGATGCATTTACCACAATAGATTTGATGACAACAATCCAACATCGTTGGATATGAACAAGACTCCAAACAAATAACACATTCATTATCCTTAATTTTACGCTGAATACGTCTTACTTTCTCCAAAGGTTGTGTAGAAAGATAGTCGTTCTCTTCCATCCAAGAAACATTTAATGCTTGAAATAAATGCGGAATCTGGTGGCTACGGATCATAGGTTCCATATTTCGTGCCATATAGAAACTCGTTAATGAAGCAACCGATAGGTTTGGGCGACATTGTAAATGTTCCTGTGTCATCAATGGTAAATTCATACTCGTTTGAATCATATCATTTGAACATCGAAGAACTAATTCGCTACGTTTAGGATGGAAAAATGGCAAATATTCTTTTAAGAAGGACGACTGTAATCCGTTCTCCAAATGAATCGTTATATTATCCAGTAGCCATTGCTCCAATTCAGGATGCAAGTCAACACGGTCTCTCAAAAAATATAATGCACTTTTAATGATTGTCGGATGTTTGAATAAAAGTGGAATCCAATGACTTGTCATTAGCCATAAGAATTGAAATCGAAGAGGGGGATCGGAAGAATGGAGATGAATGGACGATGCTTCATCCACCACAATGGTATTCCATGTAATTTGATTTTGATCGGCATATTCTTGAACGGCTTTATATGATTTATTCGTTGTAAGGATAAATGCACTTTCTCTCATGTTTTGAACAAGAGTATCACCTTTCAGGTGTCTCTTGTTTTCAATAGGGACATAACGTATGGCTGGATATGTCTTCATTTCCGTTTTCCATGAAGCAAATAGATGCTGTGGAACAATCACCAGATTGGCCGATGCTGTTTGAGGTAGAGATGAAATCTCATGCGAGAAAAAATACTTGGTCGAATGCATAGATAATTCCGAGGTCATACGTGGTGATGGTGTGCGAGGCGTCGCTAAATATTCAATCATGCATCTTGTTTTACCCGTTCCTGACTGATCTCCTAAGATTCCTATCTTACCATTTATCGCATGCTGATCAATCATGTATCCCCGCAACATCTTTTCACGATACTTATGCATTTCTTGTACCAATGTAGCCTGATGTGGTAATAGAGTTTTTGATGATTCGCATACTTTTGTTAGACTACGATGATAAATATTATTTAATATGACCAGCTTATCGTAATGATATTCTTCTGTCATCTCTTCTTATGATATATGCTCTATTTCTTATTGATATTCTTTAGGTCAGACGGGTATAAAAATCAAAGAGAAAAGGGTCCTTGACCCAATCCTTTAAGGTATAAGATGTATCCTTCTTTTTCTGTATCGATGATTTGTCCACAGTATTATCTCCATGGCACATAACTAAAATTGTTTTCTTAGGGTCTAATTGAATCATGGGATGACGATATCCCTCTAAAAAGGATTGTTCTTCCGCTTTGGATACATATTCATCATATTGATGTGTATCCGCATAGGACTTTCTCCACGCCATTGTTCCATTGGTAGCATGATTTGGTCCATAGGGGCCCGTTTCCACAATTTTCTTGGTATTCATATTATACAAATGCATCGTGGAAGAACCTGCCAGTTGAATCTTGGGATACTTTTGAAATGCATCGACGACCGTTTGAATTCGATCGGGTGGATAAAAATCGTCATCGTCCATGGCAATAATAATGGACCCACGTGCTAATCGATTCAATTCATTCCGTTTGGCTCCAATTCTCATCTTTTCGTCTCGGCGTTCATATCTCAGATTCGGGATAGACAGATTCTGAAATACATCCGCTACCTTATCTCTTCCATCATCTAAAATAATCCATTCCATTTTCTCTTTGGGAAAGGTTTGGGATTGATAGATACGAAGCAAGGCAGGAAGAAAGGCTCGGCGATTATACGTAGGTGTGATAACCGAGACTTCGATCATTCTGACTTATGGTTCTTCTTTACTTTTTAGGCGTTTTCACTTGGGACTGATTTCCCTTATTGGGAACAGAATTGTAGTTGGGTGGGGCAGAGGTGGTCGCTTCCTTACCATTGTAGTTGGGTGGGGCAGAGGTGTTCGCTTCTTGCTGTTTTATCACTGGAGGGAGTGGAGCAGAGGTGTTCGCTTCCTTACCATTGTAGTTGGGTGGTGCAGAGGTATTCGCTTCTTGCTGTTTTATCACTGGAGGGAGCGGGGCAGAGGTGTTCGCTTCCTTACCATTGTAGTTGGGTGGTGCAGGGAGAGATTCATTTGATGTGATTTTCTCCGCAATTATTGCGGGAAGAGGTGCTTCAACTTCATTCTGGGTATTGACCTTCTCATCACTCTTTTCCACGCTGGTTATGGGAGGAAGTCCATTTTTTTCTCTCTGTTCCCTAATGGTGAGAGGAAGTGGACGATTCTTATTTTCCTGCACCGATGTATTCAATGGAGGAAGACCTTTTTCCGCTCTATGTTCCGCAATGGTGGGAGGAAGTTTTACATTAATCTCTTTGTTTTCTTCCTTCTCAACTGGCTCAGGAATTGGTTTATGCAATTGCTCCATATTCTCATCGATCTTCTTCAACTTCTCTACAAACATCGGCATTGATTTCACGTTATCCAAATAAGTAAATGATTTTTTCAAAGACTCCAAGTAGTCATTCATAATAACCAATAAATTATTCTCACCACGTTCATTTCTAGGATAAATCATCGGATATTGAATCAGATCCTTAAAGAAGGAGGGAGTAGCAGACGGATCAAATATCTTTACAGGAAGAACTGCCAGAATGGGAGGTACAATCAATGGTACCCCTCGCTTCTCCATTTTATTCACGTAATAATCATATGCGAATCTTCCTAGATAAATGGTTCCTAATAGGACAACCGCTGCTTGATTCACGTAGCATAAAATAAAGGTAAATACAAAATAAATAATACGAACCGGTGCAGGATACATGACCGATTCATTCGCCACAAACATTGCCAAAATCAATGGAATGATAAAGGTAATGAATAAGCTAATCATGCGATCCTTGATCCGAATTATAATTCGTTTCATCTTTCTCAGCATTTTTTCAACCGCCGATAAATTCGCTGGTATTTCTTCTGGAACATCACCCGTACCCACCGAGGCTTTCAATTCCTCTTTTTCTTTGGCATGTTGATTCGCTTCGGGATCATTCACCGCACCCTTTAGTGTTTGTTCAAGTCGATAGGATACTTTATTTTTCAGTTGGGACACTAACGAATCCACGTCGATGTCCAACATTCTATGACCAGGAACGATTTTATTTACTGCTAAGATTACAAGGCATACTTCAACCCACCCATTCCTGAAGATATGGTCACCCAATTCAAACTCTCCACGTAAACCGTTATGATATATTGATAAAACGTATTAGCAGGCAATGGCCATACATTCAAATCCAACTGAAACGACTTGATTCGACTGCTATTGATCGATCCATGCGGCTGGGTATTCGGAGAGGTGAGAGAGAATGGATAGACTACCAAGTTCGGATCAGGGGTGCCCTTCAAATATTTCCATGGGACCACCTGTGTAAAGTACGATATTGGCTTTTCCTCTTGTAGAGGATTTCCATCTCCCAGAATAGTTAGAGTATTGAGAATAGAAGACTGACCATTAAGGACCTGTACACCGGATGCGGACGTTAAATTAACCGTACCTGGCCATCCTCCACCTGTTCCAATAAATTGTGGTTTCATCGGATTCGTCCAGTTTGTAAAATTATCCATTTGGTTTCGATAGAGAATCGAATCGGAACGTCGTGGCAGAATCAGAATTCGCTCAATCGGGTTGTGTGTATCCAATTCCACGAATTGGCGGTTGGTTATATTATCAAATTGATACCGTGTCACCTGCCGTACTAGATATTGCAACGCTTCACTTGAAAACTTAGTACGTTCATCATCCGTGACATAAACATACGTCATCATGATCTGCGGTTGAAGAGGCCATGTATTAAGCAACGGATTCGGTGTTCCAATGTCCGTCAGGAAATTATTAATGGTTATGTCGGAAATACTTGATGCTGCACTATAGTATACATTTCCAGGCTGCAATGGAATAGGTGATGGATTGAATTGATAACCTGGTGCGACTTGATAACCGTTAATATCTAACACTCGATATAGTTCGCGAATAGGACGAAGGGTGATCTGAATCTCACATTCATGATATTGTAGGGATACCAGCGGAAGTGCCTCAAAGGTGGATTCGGCAAACCAAAATGGAAGAGGGACCCGAAGTTGTCTTCCTTGGATCGAAGGGCGATTAATGTTTGGAGGAGAGGTAGTTGACCCATTTGGACCATTATTGTTGTAGACAAGAGGATACCCTGTTCCCGTAGTTCCACCTGCATAGAGTCCATTGGCCGGATCATAGAGTTCAGGAATATTTCCCACCAGAGTCTCCCATTTTTTAAGGGCATCTTTATCCAGATCGCACTGGGCTTTCGCAATCATATAACTTCCATCAAATTCCTGAATTTTCTGGCCACCGATGTAGAACCCCACATTCTGTAGAATATGGCAACCGATGTAATTGGCCCATGCAAAATTGTACTGGGAATTTCTCTGGCCCTGAGGCAACGATAAATACTTGCAGAAAATATCGGGAAGATTGAAAACAAAATATAAATCACGTACTAAATCGGCAACACGCTGTAATTTGAAACGAACCTGTATGGGTTGATCATAGGATAAATCCTGAGGACCATCCATTGCAAAGGTAACCGATTCCTCCGCAAAATGAGCATATTTCTTATAGGTTTTGTAGAAATACGTAAAATCAGGGTTTCCACTTAAAATGACATTTTGTGCTCCGTACGCTACCAATGAAAAGAGCCCTCCTCCTGGCATTACTAGTGTTGTTCTAGTTAATCTATATGTCCTTTAGACCTACAGATTGACATTTGTTATCATACTAAAATTATTGTGTAATAGAAGTTGTCCACCATGTATCCGCTAAATACGGGGCAGGATTGGCAATCGCCGATGAATCCATGTTCGGAGAAGGTCCTTCGCTCATCATCTTCTGGATCTCGGCATAACATAGAGCATAACTGAAATAGTTCAATCGACTCAACATACCCTTCATGGCACCAAATACATCAAAACCATTTTCATCCATTGAGGGAACCATCGATTTCTTCATAGTAATACGTCGTTGACTAAAGCAGCAAATATCCTGGTTATTTTGATAAGGAGTAAATCCATCAAATGACATTTTCTTTGATAAATTACCGTTGATATAGATCTCTAAGGAATGATCCTTACATACGATTCCAACATGAACCCATTTACTTACTGGGAAATTGTCAACTTCCACGTAATTATTCCATGTCTTGTAAGTATTGAGATAGACACGTAGGGTATTCGTATCTGAGCGCATGTACACACCGGGTGCCAATAATGGAAACTGTTGGGCAAATCCTTTATGAAAGATATGCAATAGACCATATTCCTGTCGGAAGGTAGCCGGATGAACATTCAAAAAGAAGGAATAACTAAACTCTACGCCCGTTCGTTCATTATTTGATAAACTGATGGGCTTCGATTGTGGTAGATTGGGATTCTGAGAGATCGATATGGACTTATTATCCGTACTGTAGGTATCGGCTAATAATACGGTTCTGCTCATCGACAGCCGATTCATGTAATTATAGATGATCTCCGTAAAGACAAAGGTAAGATAAATAAGTATGACAATGATACCTGCAAGTATCGCCTGTGGGATAATACCGGATTGTGATGCATTCGATGACATTCCTATCGATTGGAAAAGAGACGACCCCGTATTCGTCGAAGGAGTAGAAGTGGCTGTGCTAAAGAAGGACATCTTCTACCTTTACTACTTTGTATGATTTATTTTAGGACTAATTGGAAGTAACGGTCGAACTAATGCTAGGCTCAAAGAATCGTGCAAACCATCCAGCTATTGTCGTAATCGGAAGTGGTCCTGCCATATAATTTTTGTATACCTCCTCTGGATTCAATGCGGCATCATACATGGTTGTTGTTGAAATCTGACCCCCAAATCCACCGTATGCCAACAAGTTGGCGGAATAACCGCCGGCATCTACCTTAAAATTGGATGGTAGAACACATGAACGAGCCAGCTTACCATCTACATAGGAATCGACCGTTCGACCGTTTACTGCAATCGTTAGATTCACCCAACGCTGCAGGTCAATTTCGGGTAGATCACAGATCGGAGATGAATCCAATAGTCCTGAATCCGTCTGAAGAACATTGAATGTCATGTTCTGTGTTGCCTTATCCAAGGATGGTGCCTGTGATGAAGTGGTACTGGATGGTGTTCCTGTTTGATCACGTGTTTGAAGACGAATGGATACCTTGGGTTTGTTTCCGCCCAGGTAGACACGAATGGTATCAAAATTGGGCCCACCCACACTGATAATCGATTTATTGAATCCCGAACGATGCGACCAATTATTAACATAAATCCATGTAGAAATCGTAAATTCACCTCCCTCAAATAATGACGGAAGTTGATTAGAGGTTATAATAATGGGCTTACTTGGATCAACAATTGCAGACTGTGTAGTCGTTAAGAGAGAATAACTATTTCCCAGTCTTGTCCCAAATAGATATTGATATAAATAATATAAACCAATCAGTCCTCCAAAAAAGATCATCATCGGGATGAGCCGCGCGATCGGACTAGAACTGTTATTGGCACTCATGATTCCTGTCCAATACACGGATATTCTATCGGGCGTATTTATGCATAAGGACTATTCCATTCCACCAGATTATTTTTTGGAGGTTTGGTGACAGGATCACATGGTAAACCGGAAGGACACGATGCCAGCCATTCAATCTTAGGAAGGCTCATATTGATCGTATTCGCCTCCAATACCATATTGTTCGTATCCACATGTGCGATACGCTCGCGTTCCACTTCATTCGGGGATAATCGCTTTCCATTGATCATGACGTGAATAACCGATCCATCTAGACCTGGAGATCCCACAGACAAGGGACTTGTAATAACCACCGGATAATTCTCCAAACGATGAGAAGCTACGATTCGATTATCATATATAACATCAAACCGACGACCCTCTCGTAGAATGGCAAGAAAGATCCATTTTTGTTTCGGAATAGGAGGAAGATCAATGATCTCGTCCCCTAGTGTTCCACCCTTATTCGTTTGAATGCGAAGGCGGGCCGAAGTACGATCCTTTCCCGATGGTGCGGGGGAAATCTCCAGATACCAGTTATTGGCAATCTGCATCAATGGAAAATAGGGCTTGCTCATTTTTGACGTGCGATCTCCATCTTTTAATAAAAAGTACCCCATAACCGTGCACCCATTCGATCCCAATAGTTTCTTCTGAACCACATCGGGTAGTCCCACATCTTTCTTCGCATTCAAAGGTACCATCTTGGGAAGAAGATCGTCGTTTTCTGCAGGAGGATAAATAACATAGAAAATCAAATAGATGGTCACCACCACCAATACGAATACGATGATACCGATCATCTCTATGTTCCGTATGGAATTAAAATAGGTGTAGATCTAAAGAATCAGTCGATCTTACCATTCAATGGCTTCCGTTCCTGATTGTACATTGGTTACTGCATGTTATGTATTTACTTCCTATCATGCTAAAAGCAGAAATGTAGAGGATACCCTTAAAACAATGGAAGCACTTTTATCAGTTCCGTGTTATTTGGTCATCTATTGCAATCAAGAGCTGGAATCTGCCCTATTAGAACGACGATCTCGCTTTGCACATCTTACCAAAATTATCGTACAACCCTTTGAATCCCTCTGGTGTCATTCGTTATTGGACACAGTAAAGAAAAACCGAGAAACCTTCTGGCCGACTCGAGACGAACGCACCTGTGCAGAAACGCATTTGATTACCTGTAATAAGGCCGATTTTGTATTGCAAACCATTCATTCCAATCCATTTCAAACCCGTCGTTTTGGATGGATCGATGCCAATCTCGGTCAAAATGGCTCCAAAATTTCGCGTTCTTATACCAATAATTTGCTTTTACGTATTCTTGATCAAGTTGATGATCGCTTTCATCTTCAACTCCTTAATGTGGTCGATAAGAAATACAAACGGTTTGAGAACAAACGTGAATATTATTTACTGTATCGCTGGGTTGCATGTGGATGCTTGTTTACTACCAGTTCTGAACTCGGAATTCGAATCTTGTCGCGTATCAAAGAATTGATTGTTTCTACCACCGAGCTGGGATATGGACACGGAGAAGAAATGTTTTATCTCGAGATTCTCGACGAATTCTACGATGATATCCATCGATCGTATGGCGATTATCAGGATATTCTTCATAATTTCATTGAGCCCACAACAAGTTTCGTCTATATTTACTGGAACCTGGTTATGCGATATTATGATATGGGATACCATAAGGAATGCATCGATGTATGCAAGGCTCTTTTGAAACAGTTTGATCGTTATGCAGTAGAACTCAACTATGATTTATATGTTCGTTTGTATTCAGTGTATTATTTGTCGATGTGTAAAATGGATCAGAAAGAAGCAGAACGAGTGGGCGACGAACTTCGCCAGCATATTCGAACCAATCCCTATATCGCCGAACAATTCCACAATCTACGTTATCTCTGTCGCATGGATCATTTCATACTTAACTAGCACAAGATGTTGAAGAGGCTGGCATGGGACCTGCTCCAAAGCTCTTTGCGGCAGTTAACGCTGGCTGAGATTCACGCATTTCACCTGTGCTAATGACACGAGGCCATATCTTCAAGGTACGAAGCTTCACAAGATTCGTTTGGATTCCCGATGCAGGAAAAATATCTCCTTTCACATCCTTTGGAGTTGCCTCGAATTTACGTGTTTTCATTAAGTATCCATTCAAATATACTTCTAGAGCATGCTCCATAACGACAACACCAAGGCGGAATGGCTCTTGAACCGGAACATTGGGAATAATCACATTTTCCATGTTATTATCTTTATTCAAAACAGAAACAATAATATCGTTAGTATCAGGTAATAGAGCAATGGCTAGATTGTAGTTTTCTAATACACCCATTAGCGTATCGCTGTTTGGTGTTTCTCGTATAGTAGCACCACGTGTGAAGATGATACGTGGCCGTGTTGAGAATTGCATGGGATTTTCAATAAATATATCCAGAATCATAGAATATCCAAATGCTAGTTGTGGAATGGGTAGATCAATGTTTTTGATTTGTCCCACATTAGCATTGGTCCAGTAAAGAACTCCATCGTCGAAACCCGGGATCGTAATGATTCCTTTGACATCACCTGCATGAAATCGAAAGATGGGTGTTATAAAAAAATGAATGAAAAGAACAATAACGAGTAAAATAATTAAGACGGCAATAACATATGTTCCAATCTGACCGAGAGAACTTGATGAATGGCTGTAGGATGATCCTGTAGTAGATCCACTAAATGGAGACCATGATGTTCCTGTGGAGCCACTAAATGGAGACCAAGATGATGTTGTTCCAATTGTACTAGATTGACCTCCGAAGGGTGTTGCAATTTTACTTACAACGGTACTTGCTGTTTGTTGAACAGTCTGTGATGCATTCGATAGATAGCGACCGACATTCGCAAGTGCCATGTCTATTTCTCTTTTCTACTTATTTTTTTATTCGATCTTACTCATGAAATAGTATACCCCTCCAAAAATAGATAAAATGGCACTGCCCGTAAGGAAGCCTTTGATGAAGGATCGATAATCGACTTCATTCATGTCTTCTTTTGTCCAAACAGGTGATCGATTACGATCTCCTATCTTTTCATAATAGGTCAGTACCTCCTCTAAGGACCATTCTGTTTTTCCCAATTTTTTATTGACTTGGTTGTGAATATCGATTGTCCATTTAATAAGATCGGTTCGAGAATCTAGAAAGGTATTAATTGGATTTTTTTTGAGATGATCGCGATAATGTTCACGGCAGAGAGAACAAGGCAGAAGATAGGCAAGAGATTCATAGAACTCTTTCGCACATTTTTTATCAGTATAGGTGGGATTTTTGGGATATCCTAGTGCTACAATATGAATCGTATGCCAGAAAAAAGGGCCCCATACATTGGGAGGAAATTTCATTCTATTTATAATTCAGCCTTTCTTCTTCATTTTTTCACACCAGATTGATCTAAAGACTTGGATAGCTAGCATTAATAAAGTATCATGATGACAACCCGGATACCACATTGTACGAATTGTGGGCTATCAGGACATGTTTTTCGTAATTGTCTATCACCCGTTACAAGTTATGGAATTATTGCGGTTCGATACCAAGATGATTCACATTCTTCTTCCTTGTTCTCTAAATCATCTCATGTAGATAATGGAAATCATTCTATCCAATTCTTATTGATCCAACGAAAGGATTCGTTGGCATTTGTCGAATTCATTCGAGGAAAATATAGTCATCAAGACGAGTCTTATATTATAAAATTATTGGAGGGAATGACACAACATGAACAAGAGTTGATACGTACAAAGACATTTCCTGAGCTATGGTTTGAAGTATGGGGTGAATCATCTACGATTCGATCTCATAAAACGGATTACGAGTCTTCCGATAGGAGACATTCACAAATTGTCGATCGTCTGCCTGCATTGATGGATTCGCATCCGAGTAAATGGGTCGAACCTGAATGGGGGTTTCCGAAAGGCCGCCGCAATCCATATGAAACAGACATCGGATGTGCGATTCGAGAATTCCAAGAAGAAACCGGTATTCGTTCCAATGAGTTTACTGTTATTCAAAATACACAATCCATTTCAGAAACATTTTTTGGATCCAATCAAGTTCACTACTGTCATAAGTATTATATTGCAGTATGTCATAAATCAGTTGAAGTTGAAATGAACCGTGATAATTTTCATATGACACGGGAAATTGGAGATATTAAATGGTGTTCCTTAGATGAGGCCATTTCCAAGATTCGTCCGGATAATGTAGAAAAACGTGAGGTTTTGTTAAAAGCAGGTAAGATTATGAAGAATTTTCATCCTGTTGCCACCAATGTTCCATCACGCTATGCGAATCGTACATCCTAAATGAAATGCTCTTCTCTAAATAGTATGGCGTCTCGAAGAAAGCCTACCTTTATTAATGATCCGTTTGCTGACTCCAATACGGAAGAGGAAGCTCCTGCTCCCCCTGTAAAGGCATCTGTTCAGGCAATCCCTGAGATTAAACCTATTATACAAGAGAAACCACCTGTGGCATTACCTGTGATTA